GATGACAATATCATGCACGACCCCGATGTGCGTAAAATGGTTGAAAATGGTGAACACATCTGTCACATGTTTGACGCATATTGCCAAGCATGTGAAGATGATGAGGAGGATTCTGATGAGGAGGATGAGGAGGATTATGATGATGAAGTAAGGGTTTTGACTGAAGAAGAAGTTCAAAATGACCCTGAAATGACTGCTCATTTTTGTTAATTAAGATACTTAGACATGTTACTTATATCAATAGTATGAATCGCGTTGCTATAGATATAGATGAAGTACTCGTACATTTCGTTAAACCTATGGCTAAATACAATAAACTGAGAATGCCCACTAAAAACAAATACAATTACGTCTATAGGGACATGTTTAGTATCACGGAGAAGGAGTCGGCTAAAATGGTACATGATTTTTACGATTCCGATACATTTAAGAATTTAAAACCCATCCAACATTCGGAGATTGCTATTCGAAGCATGCGTGACAAGTGTGATAAGTTATATATCGTAACGGGTAGACAGTCACACGCTCGTGAGAATACAGAATCATGGTTAGATAAACACTTCCCAGGTATGTTCGATGACCTGATTCTTACGAATAGCTATTCACCACACGAAATACAGAAAGACGATATATGTAGATCGTTAAATATTGACACGATCATCGATGATAACGACATGATATGTGGGTTATGTAAAAATGCGGGTGTAAACAGTATTCATTTCGCGGGTTACGACGGGAGTGTATATCCGTGGTGTCACGAAGATTCTGATAGTGTGTTGAGTTGGTTAGAGTTACATGCGAAATTATGATTTATTTGTAACTAAGACAAACCCCATCAGAGTGGCTATTTCTATCAGGAGAAGTGTCTGTTGTGTCATGACAACCATTTTCGCTCTAGTTGATTTGGGGCTGAAGTCACCATATCCAACTGACGCCATCGTCGTAAAAGAAAAGTAAAAGGGGTCGATAAGGGACTTGAATCCAAATTCAATTGGATTCATCATGGCATATATAAGACCATATAATACGGTGATAACAATCACTGAAACTTGGACATACATTTATTATATAGATATATAATAAATGTTGTTAACCCTAACATTGTTAGGTATCATTTTATATATTTTAATAATTAGAACATATAAAGAATCCTATTTAAAATACGACTGTTTCTTACTATCACTCCCTGAATCAGTCGAACGACGGAAAACATTTATAAATAATCACGACCCGAACATCCCATTAGATATAGTCTATGGAATAAATACTAAGGTAATAGAAAATGCTGAAAAATTTCAACAGTATATAGATCCAGGGTATTATCGTCAAGCGGTTGCGATGCATTACAACAAATCCATCAAACGACCCGATATAACCTATTTCAATATGGGGGCGATTGGAGCCTATATGGGACACATTAACATAATGAAGAAGTGTATAAATAAAGGAGTTAAATACGCGTTAATTTTCGAGGATAATGTTACAGTGAAAAACAAACAATTCTACATGGAAGTACAAGATGTTATAGATGCTACGGGTGGTAATTTCGAGATGTGTTTCTTTCACTGTCTTTCAAGGAAAGTTGACAGGAAAGTGACAAATACTATTGAAGAAGTTTCATGGGTTTCTAGTATGAAGTGTTACCTTATCAATGTTAGAAATATGGAAAAATACATTAATTCATACTTTCCGATGGATAACCATGTCGACAACAAGACTGAAGATATAATAGCGAGGGGTGCGCGCGTATACTATAAAGATTTACGGGATAATATGGAAATAAATCGAACGCGCCCAAGTACGATAGCCCATCATGATCACGGAAAGAAAAACTTCTTCTCGAGGCAGAACCCGAGTCTCACCCCAGGTGATCTAGAGTACGGTTATTAAACGGAAACGACAGGGGTTAACCCCCCATCCGTACTCTTCCTCTTCACTAAATTAAAAGCGCCTAGCCATCGGTTTACAGCATTTTTTGAATTTGTTAACGAGTTTGTATCATCATCCACGACAATACTCAAACCGTTACACACATCGGGTTTATTTTCCTTGTTCGGGAATTGAAAATGAAACGCTTTTATGGAAATAGCAGGGATGTCCGGTGCGTCATCCAGTAACCTATCATACTCTTCTCTACATTTCATAACAAAATCTAAAACGTCGCATCTATGTTTTACATCTAAAGAGAGTTCCATATCGATATTTCTATAGAACTTACACCATTGTATACACATCGCGGAATGCGATTCCGACAATTTCAAACTTTGACTGAATTTACTTATCGAAGTTAAAATACCCCCCATAACATTTAAAAACGCAAACACGTATTGTATCGCAATAATTCGTGTTTGTGTATCACTACTTGTATCACTATTCCCACTTGGATTGAGTACCGCAAACCCACCTACACCCGTTAAACTTGCTATCACGATACTCGGATAGGATAAATAATCATTTTGTTTCTTGAAAAAGAGTCTTGCATGATTATGTAACCATCTATAGCCCGCAGCTTTTTCAGCCCATTTTATTAATAATTTTTCTTGTTTTTCGCACCACATACACGGTTCCGAGCTAAGGTCTTTTTCGCTCATCCTACTGTGACGCGATATTTTTCTTTATGGTCTCCGCTGAATGTCGCGCAAGTTTATCGACTTCCTCATTTTTAGGGTTTCCGTTATGCGCTTTCACCCATTCCCATTCCACGAGGTTCAGTTTATTACGTGCTCGGTCAATTTCGATCCATATTTCTTTATTCTTCACCGCACTCCCGGTAGCAGTCTTCCATCCATTTATTTTCCAGTTCCTAATCCACGACGTAATACCATTCTTAACGTAGTTACTATCGGTATAAATACGCACCTCTTGAATATCGCGTCTGACACACTCTTCGAGAGCCTTTAGAATTGCAGTCATCTCCATCTTATTATTTGTTGTATTAACCTGTCCATCACATAATTTAAACTGATCACTAACCACACCCCAACCGCCACATCCAGGGTTCCCAAGACAACTGCCATCAGTGTAAATCTCATACATGATTACTTATCGCGGTTTATCCTTATACTCTGAAGCCTTTTTGGGTGTTTTACATATGACATCACCACAATGATCCCTATTCTGATACACGGAATTTATGGATGTTGCCACTTCTTCACACGATTTAAGGGACCAACGTCCTAACATAGGTTTATCCACTTTAATTAAAAGGTCAAACACTTTCTTGAACATTATATTAAATGGGAGTGTTATATTTAAGTTTCTTAAAACAGTTCATCTTCAACTTCTATTTTAAGTTTGCAATCATCTTTCGGGTAAGTCACACATAACATGGTATAACCTCTCATCAGTTGATGTTCATCAAGACAGGATTGTGCATCCTGGCTTACACGACCCCATACTAATCTTGCCACACATACAGAACACGAACCTTTGCGACACGAATATGGGAGGTTGAGACCTTGTTCTTCCGCTGCATCTAGAATGTACGTTTCATCATCACACTCAAAGGTTTCATCACCACCGGGTGTAATGAGAGTAATTTTATAATTTGCACGGACAGCTACACGAGACTTCTTCTTGATAAGACGAGTTCGTGGTACGAGCGGTGGTCTAACATGACAAGTGGCAAGGGTAGACATACTATTTTAATATAAATATTATTTTTTAAATAACAGTGGTTTTTCCGGTTTGAAGAAATCATTAAACGGACACCCTTCGCATCGTCTATGACGTACCGCACATTTGAGTGCGTCGGCGTTCTTGATACAAGGTTTTTTCCGTTGTCGATAGGTTCGCCGCCGTGTAATTGCGTAAGTAAGGATCGATGTTTGACCTATAACTAACATACTACACTAGGGATTTTCAGTTTTAAATAGCATTATCGTGCACTTTAAAATTGAATTATACTTTATATTTTTTATTAATTAACCGAAACCAACAAATTAGTTGGAGAAGGCGAGGCCGCCCATACCACTCTGGATGCGGAGGACGTTGTAGTTGACAGCGAACATGTGGAGGTTGGTCGCGTTGTCACACCCGGCAGTCGTGGTGATGGACACTTGCGCGTTATCGATGCGCGAGAAGTTGCATGTGCCCGTGGGTTGGTGTTCTTCGGGCTTGAGCGCGAAAGAATACGAATAGACACCGGCGTAGGGGGAGCCGGAGTGATGGTTGAAGGCTTGCACTTGGTTGAAGTACTTACCGGACTGTTCCTTGAAACGGTCTTGGCCGTTGAGGACAAGCTTCATGGAACCAACGGTACCGACAGCTTCTTCCGTGAACTTCGCCGAGCCACCGTCGGTACCAACCTTAAGCAGGGGGGCGCCGGACAGGGACGTCGAGATGAACGCGTTAGACGCCGTGATCGCAGTGGGGTCGGACTCGAGGACGATCTCATCATCGGCAGCCTTGGTCGTGAAGTTCCAGAGACCCTGCCTGTCGTCGTTCTCAGAGAGACACCAGACCAACTCCTTGACGGGGTGGTTGTACGACAGGCGGACTTGCTTGGTACCAGCGGCGGGGAGCACACTGTCAACACCGGTGTGCTGCACCTGCTCGATCAGGTATTCGTGACCCTTCTGGGCGAAGCGGCGACGCTCCTCGGTGTCAAGGTAGATGTAGTTAGCCCACACCTTGAAGGTCTTGGAATCGTCGGAGTATTCAGTGAAATTGGCGGACAGGTCGAAATCCAAACGGACTTCGTGGTATTGAAGCGCGATGAGGGGCAACGCCAAACCGGGGTTGCGGTTGAAGAAGAAGATCAGGGGCAGGAACACTTGCGCGTTGGCTTGCCCAGTGGTCATCTTACCCCAAGAAGCCTTCTTGGACTCGTCCAAGTAAAGCTCCGAGTACAAACGCCACCATTTCTGGTAGTGCTTGTCAATGCGCTGACCACCGATGGAAAGCTCAACATCCTTGATGGAACGTTCCGCCAACCAACAGGCATCGACGCCCGTGGTAGCGGTACCAGACGCGATGGTAGCCGGCGCCTTGAGTTCGATGTACATGTCGTTGACAAGGTCACCGTTACGGGCGATAGTCACGGAGACGCGTCCGGAGTCGCCAGCGGAACCGTTGACGGTCTGCTCGATGTTCTCCATCGCGAAGTTTGTGTGGCGTCGGTAGACAGCCTGGAAAAAGGTAACCTTAGGGTTTCCGGTAAGGTAGACGTCTTGGGCGCCATAGGCGACGAGTTGCATGAGACCACCGGCCATTTTGAGTTGTTGTACTATACACCAACATTTTTTTTGAGCCGCGAAAAACACGGCACCATTTTTCCTCGCCATACATAAATGTCCCAACACACCCCATCTGAAGTTGAAGCCGAACCCAGCGCAGAATACCAATCTGAATCCGAATATGAAAATGAGTCTCAGCCTGATGATATCGACCAAGTAGATCTCACGCAATATGAAGATGAGGATGAAGATGACATGATGAGTCCGATGGAAGCCATGCTCGCATCTGTCTTGACCACACAAGACGGTGATACAATTTGCACGGCCATCGTAAACTTAGGTCGTCAAATGGAAATCCAAAATAAGATTCTTGTCAAACTTTTATCATCCCTCCAGAAGAATAACACCGCTTAAAAAAATAAACCTACAATTAGGAAATGGCAGAGGTCACTACACATTTTATCGATGAGACATCCAACCGTGACGATGCGGCTAGTGCGATGTGGACCAACCAGATCCAAACTTTTTCTCATGACGATGTCATGAAATTTCTCGTCCAGCTGGAAGATATGTGGAAAATCAACGACCGCGACGACATATACTTATCCTATCGTATCGGCTATGAAAACTTTTTTACAAAAGAGGAACTGACGGAGGACGGCTTACCGATATCTATTGATATTATACGTGTTGAATCTAAAGTCAAGCGCATGAATGAACGCCTGTGCGAACTTTACCATAGATCAGACACTCTTAACATGATGGATATCGAAGATGATAACGATATGAAGATATCCGTTCGCATTAACCGCCTCCTGGATCAAGTAGACGATGCATGGCAAATTGTATTTCGACACGCTCGTATAAGTGAACGTATGAACAACCCCACATACGTCCCAATTAACCCCGAAACCGACCCTTCAATTTTCAGAATGTCCACCATTAGCAACATAGAAGAACTTAACCCATTTCAACAGGCTGCAATCCAAACACTCAAGGATCTATACCAGCGACAAATTAGACGATACAAGGGACAGTGTTGTGTCCAAATTAAAACGCTCGATGGAGCACTCACACGCGCGTGGAAACCGATCGAGACGATCGAGGAATACGTATACGGCGTGGCTAAAAAAGAAGTACAATTTGAATTATGGAAAAACTTAACCGCACGCGCACCTGGTCACAACGATCTTATTAGACACTTAAAAAATACAAAAGATATGCAATTTCCCGAAATTAAAAAGAACCGTCACGTATGGTCGTTTAAAAACGGTATATTCATCGGTAAAGAATTTGATTGTGAAAAGTCGGATATTCTCACCCCACATTGGCGTGCTAGTTTTTACACGTACGAATCCAACGAATTCAAAAACTTGGACCAGACTATTGTGAGTTCCAAGTACTTCGATCAGGATTTCACGGATTATACTGATACCGACTGGCGCAAGATCCCTACACCCTATTTCGACTCTGTATTAAATTACCAGAAGTTTGATCAGGATGTTTCTGAATGGATTTTCGCTATGGGTGGTCGTTTGTGCTTCGATGTTAACGAAATTGATAAATGGCAGTGTATCCCATTTTTAAAGGGGGTTGCGCGTTCAGGTAAGTCTACTCTCATCACGAAAGTGTTTCGAAAGTTCTACTGTACTGAAGACGTGAAAACTCTTTCAAATAACGTTGAGCGAAAATTCGGTTTATCCGCAATTATGGATGGGTTTATGTTTATCGCACCTGAAATCAAGGGTGACCTTGCATTGGAACAGGCTGAGTTCCAGTCGATTGTGAGCGGTGAAGATGTATCGATTGCGGTGAAGCATGAAAAGGCTAAA